GGCCCGCCCTGGCCCCCCCGGGGCGCGCCCCCCCCAGCCGGTCACGCTGCTGGAACCAGCCCGACGCATAGCCCCGACCGCCAAGCAGCAGGCCCATGATGTTAAAGCCCGGCATTTCTGTTCCAGTGATCGTCTCGGCCATTCTTTTGATCCCTTAGAACAATTGAAAGCCCCAATTGCCCTTTTGCGGATTGCCGCGCTGCTGATTCCAGCTTTCGCCCAAGCCAAAACTCTGCTGCCCCGACAGCGCTGTCGGCCCGCCGAAAATGCCGGCCGCCGTCATGAAGGGTGCCCAGGCCGCCTGATAGGGCTGCATGGCAAGGTTGTAATAGCCTTGCGCAGCACCCGGCAGCGCTTGTGCGGCTTGCAGACCCATGCCGTATTGCTGCGCATAGAGATCGGTACCGCCTTGCGCGATGGCACGGGACGCATCGCCCGCCGCCACGCCGCGCGCCAGCGCCTCTCTGCTGCCGCCCATATTGCCGCCAATGCCGGCGCCCGTGCGCAATTGCGGCAAAATGTTGCGCGCGAATTCCTGGCCGACCTGTTGCGAATATTGGCTGAGCTGCTGCTGTGCCAGCGCGTTGTTGGGATTGGCATACCCCGCCAATTGCTGCATGCCGGAATTGGGCAGCGCGGCGTTGGTCGCGCGCTGCGCCGCGCCCTGCATGACTGGCGCCTGTTGCTGCATCAGATTGGTGACGCCGCCATACATCTTCTGCAGCGCCTGCGCCTGTGGTCCCCAGATTGTTTGCAGCGCTTGCGAGAGCTGCGCATTGTAGTCAAAGCCCTTGCTGGCCGAGCCGCCGCCGCCACCACCACCTTGAGCGCCCATTTCTTTTGGTCCCTTATCGAGAGGTCTTGTTGGGATTGCCCCGGTACTTGCCGGGATTGTTCAGGAAATAGGCCAGATCGCCAAAGGTGCCGAATGAGGCATTGCCGATATTGCCGGCATTCGGCCCGGTGGTCGCATACGGACTCCGGCCGGCGGCGCGCGGTACCACCGGCGGCGGCCCGACGCCCTGTTGCGGCGCCCCGAAAATCGATCCCAGCCGCGTCTGGTCGAGCGGTTGCGCCTGGGTGCCGCCGGAATTCGCCCAGCCCATCAGGTCCATGATCGGCAGGCCGCCGGGATTGAATTGCGGGCCGGGCGGGAAAAACCCGCCGCCCAGCGAAGGCACGCCACCACCAGAGCTACCCATGTCGAAAATACTCCTGCCAGCCAGACACCAGATGTGTATGCGGATCGATGACAAGCCCGTGCCGCTTCAGGAAGCGTGGCCAGCCGGCGCGCCCCTTGACCTTGCAGCGCGGCTTGACGCCTGGCGGCACGATCGACGCCGCCAGCCCATAGAGCGTTTTGGCCAGTTGCTCGAAATAGAGTTCCAGATGCTCGCCGTCAAAATACAGCACCGTGACATAGGCGGCATAGGAATCATGCGAATATTCGACGCCGAAGCGCGCCAGCACATGGCCAAAGCCGCGGATCTCGAAATGCATGACGCGGCCCGAGCGCGTCAGGTAAATGAAGCGGTCGAGATCACAGGTCTGGTCACCGGCGACCCGATAGGCCGCCCAGAACTGCCGCAATTTGCGGCGCGAGATCAACGGTCCGTAGACGTCAAACCGATATTGGAGACTAGAGCTTAACCCAGGCTCCGCCCGAATATTCATAGCATCCCTCATCACTGCCGGCAGTCACCACATCTTCCGCGAAATACATGATCATCCCTTCAATCGGCCTCTCCGGCTTCGCCCGCTGCACGTCGAGCCTGAGCGACTGCGAGCCGCCCTCGCGCAAGACATCGGCAATGCGACCGAATTCGCGCACGCACCAGGCCACCATCGCCGCATCGCCCGACTGCGGCGCCGGCGACGGCGCATAAAACAAGCCCTTGCCTGGCGCTACCATCGCCCCGCCTTTCGCACCGTCAGTTGAATGCCGTTCAGATGCCAACCGCCGCCGCCAGTCGAGCGGACGCTGTAAGCCAAAAGCCGCCCGTCCTGAAAGAAGTCCAGCCGGTCGGTCACATTGCCGAGATCAAACGGCATTTCGGCGCCCCAGGTGACGGCATCGCGGACCTGGTCCTGGCCGCCGAAACGGTAATTGAGCATGTCGCCGGCGGTGCCCTCGACACGTGGAAAGGCTTGCGAAATTACCTTGTGAACGGAAAAATCGCCGAGATCCATGCCGGTCCGCTCGGCAAAGGCAACGATCGGCTGCCCCAGGACATCGGTCGAAATGCCAAGTTCCAGCAGGCCGTTGGCGCCGCCGGCGAACACGATCTTGGCCGGCCGGTAGCCGGTCGGCGCCTCGTTCCACACCATCGGATCGGTGTCCCACGTGCCAACCGCGGTATCCCAGGATTCCGGCGAGATTTCCGTATAGCCGAGATCGGCGCCATAGACGCCTGGCAGGTCGCGCAGCGCCATGTCGCATGGCCCCTCGTCACGGCCGATCGAGTCGATTTCAATGCCGATCGCCTCGGTGCACGCCTTGGTGTCACCGGTCGGATAGGCAAAGCCGACAATGCCGGATTCATCGGCCAGGTAGCAGAAGCAGGACGCCGGGAATTCGGCGTTGATGGTGTCGAGAAGGTAATACTGCGCCACGCCATATAAAAGATTCTGGATGGTGTTGCCGTCATGGCGGATGAATTCGCCGGCGCCGGTGAACATATAGACCAGGTTGCCATGCTCGATCGCCGCTTTCGGCGCGTAAAGCCCGGTCGAGGGAAACACGTCCCGCGCCTGGAACACCCACTGGCCGCCGACATATTGCAGGCTGGCCGTGGCATCCGCCTTCATGACAAAGAACTGGTCGCGCACCGAAATGCCGCCGACGATAGGCCCGCCTGGCGTGGCGAACGACCAGTCGCCGGCATCATTGTCCGGCGCAGGCACCCATTTCGACGGAATCTGCCCGGGATCCGCCGACGATGACCAAGATACTTTGCCTTCCAGAAGCCCGGCGGCGGTATCGATGCAGAGCGCCAGCAAAAAATTCTTGTGCGCCCATAGCGTGCGCGCCGCCCAACTCGCCGGCCAATCGGGCAATTGGGTCATCACGTGGCTCGGGTCGGCGTCGTGCCAGAACGGCCCGCGCTCCGGATGATTTATCCACGGCACCGAATTCAGGTCGCCGGCCGTATAGACAAAGTTCTTGTTGACGATGGCGCCCCATCCGGCCGGCGTGATGTTGTAATGGTTGCCGGCGCCGTCGGTGACGCCGACACCGGCCGGCCCGGCGTAATACCACCATTCCTGCGCCCCGGTATCAACATACCAGTCAATCTCGACGGCAAACAATTCATTGCCAAAGATCTGCCCGATACCCTCGACGCGCCAGGTTTCGCCCTTCCGGAAAAAAATATTGCGGCCCGCCGACCAGCGATCCGGCGTCACATCTTCCGGTTTCATGTCGAGAACCAGGCCGTGCATCTTCAATTTGTGAAAGAGCGGGCGGGTCATTGCGGCATCTTTTCATCCGTTGTCACCGTTGCTGACAGGCAGCGCTGATAGATCGTCGTAAATTCCTCATGCTGTCGCTTGCGTTGCGCCTCCGTCGCGAAATAAATCACCGCCAAAACCGCCAGCGACAGGATCAAAAGGCCAAGGCACACCGGATTCTGCGCCATGGCATTGATGCCGGTGCGCGCGGTGTTGCCAAGTTCTTCAGGCACCGGCACGATTCGGTAATTCCACCTCCACCCAGGTTCGTGTACGTTCCAGAAACACCGCCACATGCTCGTCATCGACAATCGGCGGTTCTTCAAATGTCTCGTTCACCTTCAGGATATAGACCGTATCGCCGGAGCCGTAGCGCTCGCCCGGCACCAGCCGCGTGCCGCAGAACTGACCGGTCTTGGCGTGATACTTGTAAACCAGAAGATTGCGTTCCGGCTTTTCGTCGGCGTCAATCCTGATGCGCTGCTGCTGTCTCATCGGTCTCATCCTGGCGGCGGAATGAATTCGCCGCTCTCCTGGTCATAGGTGAAGCCCGGCCCCGCCTTCATGTCGGGATCCTCGACCATGAAAAAGCCCGCCGGCGGCATCCATTCCTCGGTGTTGCCCGACCATTCGATGACGTTGGCGACATAGAAATACTGCTCGTGAACCTGGGCGTAGCGCATTAGCGAAACTCCGTGATGATGCAGACCCCCGCCGCACCGTTGCCGCCGCCATTGGTGCTACCGCCCGATGTCGCACAGGCGCCGGAGCCGCCGCCGCCATAGCCGCCGCCACCGGTGCCGGCTGTTGACTGACCGGTCGTATTGAAGCCCAGCGAAGCGCCGCCGATGCCATAAAACGAGGCGCCGCCGCCGCCCGAACGCACGCAATTGGCAGCGCCGTTCAACAGCGCAAACGGACCAGAACCGCCGACCAGATTGAGATCGCCGCCCGACACGGAGCCGCCGCCGGCGCCGCCCATCGTCTGAAATGTCGATTGCGCACCGCTGTTGACGCCGCCGCCACCGCCCGCCGCCGACAGCGTATTCGCGCCGCCGTCACTGAACGACGACGTGCCGCCCGCCGCCGTCGGGCCGCCGGCGGCGCCAACGGTGCAGGTCGGGCTGTAGGCGCCCGCCGGCTTGACAATCCATTTCGTGACATAGGAGCCGCCGCCGCCGCCGGTGCCGCATTGCACACTGCCGGCGCCCGTTGCCGATGGCACATTGCCGCCGCCGCCGCCGCCGCTCAGCACCTCGACCAGAAACGCCTTGCAGTCGGCGTGCAGGCTGATGGCGCCGGATGTCGTCTTGACGGTGCGGCGGATGAAGGCAGCGGTTTTCTTCAGCTGCACCGTCGTCCCGTCGTCGGAAATCGCCGCCTGCAGCACGCTCTTGATCATTCTCAGATGATCGTCGCCCTGGCTGCGCGGATCGGTGCCGAGCGGCCATAGCGGATTCAATGCATTGATGTTGGTGGCGGATTCGACAGCCATTTTTACATCATGCCTCCCATCGGCGTGGCGGCGGTGCCCGGCCCAAACGCCGCGTCGATATAGATGGAATTCGCCGTCTTCACCGCGCCCAGAAACTGCTGCTCATAGAATTCGGCGTTGACCTCCGGATCCTGGACAATCGCCGCCGCATGCTTCAACAGCCCATAAAGGCAGATGTCCGGATAGTGATCGAGGATGATGTTCGAGGATTCGTCATCCAGCACCGGCTGCAGCCGCTGGCTATAGACTAAAGAACAGTCGCCGGCGGAGATGCTAAAAATCTTCAGGCCCGACACCGCATAACGGGAACCGCCGCGCTCGATCAACATTTTGATGTCCACAGGATTTAAAGTGCGGCCAGTTTGCGAAACGGCACGCATCAGCGCATAGTCGACCGGCAATGCACCTGAAAATAGAGTCTTGTCATCGGGGCCAGAAAGAGTCACCACACTCATGGCCTCGTTTTCCGGCACGACCAGAGCGATGGAGATATTGGACCAGGCGAGCGGCTGCAGCGCATCAAAGTCAAGGTCTGACCGATGCACATAGGTTCTTGCAAGCTGCTTCAGTGAACCCCAATTCATCTTTTTAGCCTACTGGTTGACCCCAGGGACCGCGGACCCATCTCACTGGCAAGCCCGGTCCCTGGGGACACCCGACCGGAGACTTGAACCCCTCCGGTCGGGACCAATTTCAATCTAGAATGATACGCGATACGAACTGCTCATAAAGCTAAATATTAGCTAGCCGACATGTGTCGGTGGATAACCACCGTCCTTGTCGCGCCAGCCTTGATCCCACGCCCACCAATCCGATTGCTGATCGGTGTTCTGCCACGCCGGATGCGGATTGGTGGTCTGCAGGGCGCCGGCCTTCGCCGCATTGTAGCCCTCGGCATAGGCGATCTTCTGCTTGCCGAACGGTGACAGGAATTGGCCGCCGCCGGTGTTGTACTTGACATAGTCCTTGTGCAGTTTCCCGGCCATTTTTTTAATACTTTCCGATAAAGAGATTGGAATAGTCGGGATCGCGGCTGAGCCGCTCCCAGGTCTTTTCACGCTCCTTCGAATCCCCCGATTTCAGCCCGGGAAATCGTTTCTCCAGCACGCCGCGCTGCGCCTTCGACATCGACGAAAACGGCTGCGCCCAATCCATTTTCCGCATCCCCTCGCTGCGCACCTTTTTGTTGCGCTCCATGATGGCCGCCTCGTTCACCGAAACGTGAACCCGGTAGAGGCGGTCATCCTCGATCGCCCATCGGTAGAGCTCGCCGCCGGCGAGCTCCCATCTGAGCCACAGCGTCACGTCAGGATCATCGCCGCTTGTTCGTCAACGTCGAAGATCGCGCCTTCTGCCTTCTCGTTCATCACCCGTACGCACCAATCAACGGCAATCTGCCGATTGTCGGCCAGGCCGGTGCGAGCAAGCTCCTTGACGTAGTAGTTTTTCAGGAAGCACTGCTCGATGTAGTTGAAATTGAGAATGCCGACGGTCGAGGTGTTGGCCGCCGTCTTTGGCATCAAAATGTTGGACACCATGGTCAGGAAGCCGAAGTCGACCTTGAACGCATCGACGGCGCCGACCGCCGTATTTTTGGACGTTTGCGCGTCCTTGGTGAAGGTCGCTACCCTGGCCGTCGAGGTGTAGAGATACGAAGACACCTGCATCTGCACTTCCGGCGACATCATCATAATCAGATCTTCACGCTCGCCGGTCTGCTTGTACATGTTCATCGAAATGGTGCGCAGCAGCGTTTCGGTCAGCGCTCTTTTGGTCCCGGCCGTTCCGGCAGCAACAAGTTTGGTGGCGCTGTTGTAGCCGGCATGCGTGCCGGTGGCGCCAGCACTGATATTCGTTTTCAGCCAGGCGAACACGCCCGCCGTCTGGCCGGCCACAGAGGCGCCGTCGTCGGCGATCGATGCTTGCATGGATAAGGAAATCGCCTCGACATCACGCCGCAATTCCTTCTGCCGCTGCGCAAGTTGGTGCGACAGTGTGTTGATGCCGCCGACGCCATCCGAGCCTTGCGCGCGGTCCGACACCCGCACCACCTTGACACTTTCCTGGCAGTGATTGGCCAGCCGCTCGCCCACCTTGGTGTTGTTGCCGGAAGCATCGGCGCCGTCCACCACCTTGTTCGCCGGATCGACCGCCGCCAGTTCCTCGGTCGTCCATTCCGGCATCGAATTGTCGGTTGAAGTCTTGCGGCACCGGTCGGAGAATTCCAGCGGAATGTTGTCCACTTCCCAGATGCGGTCCATCAGATCTTCACGCAACAGCCCCGGCGCGCTCAATGCCGCCTTGAGATCTGCGCTGTCGAGATTTGCAGCAGTCATTTTCGTGGTCCTTCGCGTAACAGGAGAGCGACCGCCGCCTGCTTGTCGCCCTGGGCGGCAAGCTGCTTGGCGCGGTCATCGACTGTGGCGCGATGTCCCTTTCTGGATGGTGGAGCCGTCGATGCTTTGGGCGCCTCGCGCTGGCCAGCGCGCATTTTCTGCGCCCATGTTCTCAGCCTCTGATAATCCATCAAAATTTTGATAATCATCGGATGCGTCACGGTGGCCAGGTCGTGCTTGGTGAACCCATATTCGCCAAGCAGATTGGCCAATGCATCGCGGGCTTGTCCCATTTTGTCAGGGTCGCGCCACTCCGGATAGAATTCCAGCAACTGCGCCTTGGCCTGTTTGATGCGCTCTGCATGCTCGAACTCGCTATCCGAAAAGACTCGGGCCAAGGTCTCGGGCGGGACGATGCTGGCAATGCGGCCGAACACCTCCTGCACCTGCTGCCTGGCAACCGCTATTTCGTTCTGCGCCGTCGAGCGCCAGTCATCAAATTCCGCGCGCTCTGCCTGGTATTGGCGGGTTTCCCTGAAATGGTCCCGCAGCTGCCCAAAAGACAAAGGCTCATCGCTTTCGCCGGCTTCCGTGGCGATCAATCCCATCAGGGCCTTGACCGAAAAGCCGTGCTCAGCCGCGAAGTCGCGCAAGGTCTTTTGCTGCTTTTTTGGAGAACTTTCGCCCTCGTCGTCGTCTTCGAACCCGGGCGGTTCAGAGTTGCTCTGTTCACGAGGGAGATCGTTCCGCCCGGGTTCCGGTGAGGGGGGGCCGTCACCGTCATCGGCATCGTCTACAGGGGTTTTCGGTTGAGAGGATGCCGGTTCCTCACCGCGCAGCAGCGCGGTTATTTTTTCACTCTTGTCCGCTTGCGTTGCTGAGGTGCCAGTGGAGCCGTTCGCAGACATATTCAACCCCCCTTAGCCGCTCGACCAGACGCGCCATTTCCAGATGCTCCCTTGGCCTTGCCGCCGCCTCGCTGAGCACTTCCATTCGAAGCTTTGCCTCCAGATCCCGCAGCACCAGCGGCGTGAGAATGTCGCGCAATTTCTGCATCTGCGCGGGCTCGAATAACATCGACCGCTCCCTGTTCCTCCGCCTGGCTCATCTTCACCTGGGCGTCCATCACCGTGTCGAAATAGTCAAACGAGGTTTTGTTATCGACCTTGTATTTCTCGACCTCAGCTTTCAATTGCTCAATGCCTATGATCATCTGCGTCTGCTGCTGCTGCGCCATCTGGGCGCCCTCCGCCTTGGCCTGGGCGGCCTGTTGCGCCTGTTGGCTGGACGGGTCGATGTAATAGGCCTCCGGATTGGCCACCAGGTTGAGCCGCAGCCAATCACAGATTTTCTTGTGCAGCCCCGGTAAAGTGACAAGCGTGTCCTGCATGCCCATCTGCAAAAGACCCATGTCCCATTGCAGGCACATCGAAAGGGCGTTGGACATGTGGACACGCTCGCCAAAAGATGGGGCGACGGTGACGGTGCACCACCTCCTTTCACGCCATTGTGTCGGATCCTCTTGCGTCCATTCTTCGCCAATCTTCAGCGCGATCGGCCCACCCTCGCCGGAGCGCAATTCTTGATGCATGAGAATAAACGTGTCGCGATAGATGTTCGAAAAATTGCGCCCCATATAGGATGACAGGCTTTCCTGCGCTGAGTAGAATCGTTCCGTCGCGTGCGCGCTATCACTGGCCACCTGCAGCGGCGCCGAACCCAGGTCGAGGCTTGCCCCGCCTCTTTCGGCCCGCTGCTTGTCCAGGATCTCGCTGCCGATCTGCACCGACGGCCCCATGTCGGCGACCGGAATCGGCACGATCGCGTCAGGGTTTTTCAGGCGGATGACGCCGCCGGCCTTGGGTGACAGGACATCATCGGCATTGGCTGCGCCCTGCACGACACCGAACCGTCCCCACGAACAATTACGGATATTCGACAGCAGCTGCCTGAGCAGCTCAGTCTTGCCGTCCTGGACGCTGGCCAGCTTCGTTGCCAGCGCGTGTCCGCGAAACTGGCCAGCCACCGGAAACGCGCAGCCGGTCGCGTAAGGCATGCGCGCCACCAGTTCCGGGTCGAGCAAAAAATCGTCGCCGGCATCGCCGATCCAGTTGCGATACAAATAGGTGCGGTCATCATTGTCATCCCGCGTGTAGCGCGCATAGACTTCATAGACGCGGCAGATGTCCGACTGAAACTGCAGCGGATCGACGCCGCCGGCCGAACCCCATTGCCGCCGCTTGTAGTCCCAATCGCCGATGTTGACCGAGCGCTGTTGCTTGACCAGATCCCAGGAGACACCCATGCGGCTGAGCTCGTCGCGTGTCTTGTAGTGGATTTCGCCGGCCAGCACGCAGCCGGCAAAAGAATGCTCTTCATGGTCAGGATCGATGAAAAAACGCTCCGGAGAGACGCACTTGACCCGTAGCCGGCGGGTTGTTTCGGTTACTTCGACGCGCGCTGTCCCCTGCTCCGGATCGTAGCTCACCAGGCGCCGGTCGATCCCCGGTTCTTTCTGCGCCAGGTAAGGCAAGTCGTCCTGCTCAATCTGCTCATGCTTGACGAAAAACGAATTGATGTCCTCATCCCACCAGACTTTCACCACGCCGGTGCCGGCCAGCAGATCGTTCTGCGCGGCCGCCATGATCTCGTCATTGCCCGTGTTTTCCTCGAGGATCTTGGAAATGGCGCGGCTTTCCGCCTTGGCCCGTTGCTCGTCCTCGGCACTCTCCGCCTCGAATTCGACGCTCATATCCGTCGAATAGGAGATGGAATATTGCGCCAGGACGCTTGTCACCATGGCGTTGACATCGGCCGACTGAATTTCCGGATAGTTCTCTGCCTCGGTGCCGGTCTTTTCCATGAAAAAGCGCTTCATGGCCTGGCGCCGCTGTTCATCGCTGTCCGTCGTCGAGGAAATCGCCTGGGTGACCTGCGTCCTCAAACGCGTCACCAGATCAGAAGTGTTCACACCAGCCATCGCGACCGCCCACGAGCACCGCCCGTGAGGGGCAGCGTCTCTTCCTTGGCAGTCGCATAATACCGAAGGGCATCGGCACAGTGAGACGTATGGTCATGCCTGGGCACCACCTTAAACGATCTCTTTTCCTCGTCATAGTCAAAGCGATAGGCTGACAGGCATTCCAGCGCCCTTTCGGCCTTGTTATGATCGATATACACAGTGTTCAACAGCCGCTGCACAGCGGCAATGCCTTCCTCGACGCTCCATTTGGGCGCAATGGTGAAATCAATGCCGAGATCGGCCGCCACCTGCAGCCGCGAGCGGCCGGAACTGTATTCAGTGACCCTTATGTCGTGAGGCGCGAAATGCTCCGAATAGATATAACCTTTTCCCAGGACTTGATGGATCACTTCAGGCAAGCTGGTAAAATTGAATTCGACGTACTCGATAATTCGAACCTCACTGCCGACGAGCTGGATGAAGTGGATTGCCGTGCTATCAGCGTATCCAAGGTCCCAGGCCGTGACCACCGGAATGGACGGCTCGTACTTGACATTAGTGTACCGCCCCTCTTTCTGAAGCAAAGCCATTTCATTGCCGTAAATCGCACCGATCACGCCGGCGGCGAAACTACACTCCATTTCTTGTTCGAACAGAACTTGACCCAATGAGGCATTGCCGCGCACCATGTCGCGCCGCGTGGCCTCGATCTCGTCTTCCGCCAGCACGCCGGTCTGCCAGCAGTCAAACTTGAAATACGCCCATTCCGGATCGTCGGGCTCGACCTTCGACAGGTCATAGAGGAAATTGCCTCTTCCCCGCGGCGTGCCGCAGATCAGCGCGCGGCCTTTTCTGTCCGCCAGCGCCGGCCGCAAGACATTGGTCCACAGGCGCGGATCGCAGTCGGCCATTTCGTCGACAACCACGAAATCGCAGTAGATGCCGCGCAGCGCGTCGGTGTTGTCGGCGCCGGCCAGAATGATCTTGCCGTCATTGGGTTTGAAGGTGACCGAGAGTTCGGAATTGTTGACGGAAAACAAGTCGGAATTGGCGTGGTGGACAATGCCCTTGAGATAGTCCCAAGCGAGTTTCTTGGCTTGCTTCTGATAAGGCGCCACATAGTAGCAGCGGGGCGCATGCTTCCTGGAGGTCAGCATTTCCTGCAAGCACATAAAGACGCTCATAACAGTCTTTCCAGCCCGCCGATGCATGACAGCACAGCGGTGCCGCTTGTCGCATGACATCACCTGCAATTGATGTGGAAAGGGGCGGAAATTACTCCGCCCCGTAATCAGTGTCATCTGTCATCCAATAGGTGCCGCCCCCATCTGCGCCATTGCTTTTCGTCGTGTCGCCTCATCGATTTTCCTCATTGCTTCAGTCCCAATTCGCCGGCCAGCTTGTCCACGAACCAGTCAGTGGCGCCGCTGATTTCCTCCAGACTGCCGCGGAAGGCATAGAGCTTTGGCAACAGCCGCCGCCGCTCGAATTTGTAGCCAAGCACCTTGAAGCGATCCGCGCATTAGGATATGTGCTAAAGTGTCGCACTAATGCCAGGATATGCGATCAAGAACAATCGCCTTTCGATATCGCTGCCGCGCTACCGGGATTGCCTGTCTGCGCAGCCGTTCCACGATGTCGGTCATCACGCACCGCCTTTCGCATCATATTGCTGGCTCCGGGCGCGTTTCTGCTGCTCAATTGCTGCCTTCCGCCATGCGGCCTCTTCCTTACGCAGCCGCTCGATCTCGTCGGCGGCTTCCATAGCGATTACAGGCGACAGCTTCGACCAATCGCGCAGCCGCTCCACGATGTCGGTCATCACCCAACCGCCTCGCTAATCGCCACCAGCCAGCACATCAATCCGACAATGACAATGACCGTCATCATCACGCACCGCCCTCCCTAAATACACCCCAAACAACTCCAACGAGAAGCCAAACAGCGATGAAGCAAAAGCAGGCGACAACAACCATTGCTGCAGGGAACCCGTGGCTTAGCCACACTCCGACGGTCGCAGCTATTGCCCCAATGACAAACAGGACGGCTGCGGAAATCAGATAGCCGTTCATCACGCACCGCCTTTCAGGGCACGGATGGCGTTGATGACCTCAAGGCTGGTGAAGTGCTTTTCAGCAGCGACCATAGCCTCTTCCAGCGCCGCATTGCGGGTCTTGGCGAGCAGGTTCTGGACCCCGGCCTCGTCATTCGGGATGGCCCCGTCAATATAGGCCCGCAGCCGCGCGATCTCGGCCTCCGCATGGCGCAGGACAATTTCCTTGGCGGTAAGCTCCGCTCGCAGCCGCTTGATCTCGGCCTTGGCCTCGCGGATGTCGTCGAGCACCGTCGGCATGTCCTTCGGCGGCGTTGCCTTGGCACCCCACCAGCCCAGCCGCTCCACGATGTCAGGCATGTTCGACCTCTTGGCCATTGACGAACAGCGGCTGCCCGGCAGGCATGGTCATCACCAGCGGTTCATAGTCAGGCTCCGGCTCCGGCTCCGGCTCGGGAGGCACCACAGCGCCAGCAGGCCCGAACCATGCGACCAGCGCCTCCGGTGATCCGTACCACCTGTTGCCATCGACCGGCTGGCTCACGCCCTGCACCGACGCCCTGTCCGTGTACTGCCACAGCGACCAGGTTGGCCAGGTCCCTGATGGCCAGGTCGGCGCATCTGCCGAGGTGTAGTGCGCGATCCACAGCGAGGTGTTCTCGGCCAGGAAGGCATCGGTCTTCGATCCCAGCTGGTCCTTGATCGTATGCCCTGAGTAGACCGTCACCTGCAGTTTGCGGTCATCATCGAGCAGCGTCTGTACCGCCGTCTTCAACTGCCCCAATGATGCGGTGCTTTCGTGGTCGATGCACATCCGCTCGCCAGGACGCGGATCGATGGTCTTGAGGTAGAACCGCATTTGCGCCGCAGCATCGCCGCCTTCCAGGAAGTGGTAGGTGCTCCAGCACAGCCCGGCGTCCATCGCCGCCCTGGCGCGGCCAAACAGCTGGTCATCGACATAGCCGGTGCCTTGCGTGGCCTTGTGGATGACGCCCACCGTTCCTGCCGCCTTCAGCTTCGCCCAGTTGGGCGTCGGATTCCAATGTGACAAATCCACAACGATGGGATTGCTCATGTGCCGATCCGCTGCACCATGCCGCTCACCTCGGCGTCCTTGCGCTTCGTTTTCGCCAGCAGGTCGGTGGTTTCGTTCAACTCGGCATTGAGATACTCGATTTCGGCAATTAGCGCCTCGAGCACGTCGAGCGGGATCCGCACCGTCGTCGTCATCGCTGCGTCCTGCTGCAGCGCCTTGGCCCTCTCCAACGCATCGCTCATCCGCCGGCACCATAGCCTTGCTGCCAGGCGTCCGCCTGATGCGTACCTTCCGCGAACGGGTTGCTGTGCGGCGGAAGGCCGCTATCCTTGTCCTGCCTGGCTTCTTTCACGCCCTGCTGGAAGATCGCATCGTCAACGCCCTCGGGTGTTGGCACCGGCTTGGGCTCTTCCGGCCTTGTCGGTTCGATCGGGATCTCGTCTGAATAGCTGCTCTTTGCCATTGCTTGGCCTCCTTACGTTATTGTGAATGTCAGTTCATTCGAGGTCACGTCGCTGCCGCGCCGCACATGCACCGGCACCGCGCGCGGCGTCGCGCCCAAGGTCACCGGATCGGTGGTGATCTGGCCGCTATAGATCCAGCTCGTGCCAACCTCGCCGCCATCCCAAACAATCTTGTCGCCCGGCAGCAGATTGACGCCCAACACCGCCACCTGCAGCGTCGTGCTGCGCGTTGCGCTCGACGGATTGAGTGCATTGATCTGGATCGTCGGCGCCGGCTGCGTCACTGTCGGCTTGCCGGTCTGCCGCACGAAATGCGGCCCGCCCTGCACATGCCCGCCCCACACGACAATGCCGCGGTCCCCTGCCACTGCGCGCGTCATTCGCCTGCCTCCATCGTCGCCACGCCATTCTGCCATTCAAAGTTCAATTCGAACTGGTTCTCGCTGTCGTCACGCCGCCGCGCTGCGCGATCGGGCGCCGGATTGATGCGGTCATGCAAATCCATCAGCCAGCGATGCACCAGAGGCAACGGCACCGCGCGATAGAAATCGGAGCGCTTGTCCATCGTCAGGTGAATGAGTTTGGCATCCATGATCACCGGTTCGCAGCCCAACACCTTGATCACCGCTGCATGCCGCTGCGCCTCGGTCATCCGCTGATCTTCACTGGCCAGGTCGCCCGCAATGGCAATCTGGATCTTGCGGCAGAATGACAGAAAGCGCAGTTCAGGACGGTATTTAGCAACGCCACTCATTTAGTTTGCCCATCTCCTTGCTGCCGCTCCTTTTCCTGTGCGTTTCACGTGAAACACTCTTGACAGACTGTTAACCAAACAAGTGCTGATAGGCGAATCGCCGCAGCGGATTGCGGCCGGCGAAGAAATCAGAAGCTAAGGCGTTGACGCTATAGCTCTTGTTCTGCAGCCAGTCTTGATCACCGCCAAAGATCGCATTCTGCATTGTCTGCTGAAAGAAATTGCCAGGCTGCGGCATCCCTGTCGCAAGGCTATTGGTTGAGGGCGCCGCCGCCCCGGCCAGCATCTCGCCGCCTTGAGCCGTTGGGCGGCGATAGCCCAGCAGATTGGCCGGCGACTGATAGGCATAGCTCACCTGATTGCCCTGATTGCCGCCCAGAACCCGAATGCCTTGCGGCCCCTCGCCGGCGTAAAAGCCGACATGGCCCTGCGGCGCCTGGCCGCGCGCAAATACCGCAATATCGCCCACTTGCGGCCGATCGACCGGCGTCCCGTAATTGAGGAACGAGCGCGCCATCATCGAACCAGTGCCTGGCAGACCGGCATGGCCGAGCGCCGCATTGACAAAGGCCGCGCACCACGCCGTCGTCACCGGATCGAGGCTTTGGCCACCGGTGGTCAAAAAATCCCCGAGCGCGGCTTGGCCCTCGCGCGTGCCAATCATGTTCTGCGCAAATTGCAGGGCGGTATTGGCCATCTCACCGGCTTCAATTAACTGGCTGAGTCTAAACCAGAAATTGTCGTTTGGCCACAGCTCCGCCTTGGAAATAATCGGTTTTTGCTCGCTTGGGTGGTATTACCTAGCTGGACCTAGCACAGGTTGCGTTGCAAGCCTTTTTTCACAAGCCATTGCGTCGTTGGTGACGGCCGCCAGTTGGCTTTTTTGCCGCCGCCTTTATTCATATAGCTATATGATGGTTTTTGTGTCCGATTTGTCGGACTCATCTTGAATTGTACCGCCGCCCATAATCGCGTTGCGATTGTCTTCAGCGAACACACCGTCACCAGCGACGGCGCGTTCCATTTCGGCGCCAACTTGCGTACTTCGACCGAAATCAGATTGAGCGCGATCAACGCCTTACGTTGCGCGTAATAGGTCGAGCGTGAAATGCCGAGCTTGCGGTAGATATATTGCGCTGTCGCATAGACGCGGTTCTGGCCATTGTGCGACAGCCGGTTATAGAACGCATAGAGCCGCTGCAGAGTTGGCGGGACCGCCACCAGCATGTCCAAGGTGCGAATGACGGTGATTTCTTCCGAAAGAGTGGCCATTGTTAACCTGTCCTTAGTTGACAGGCAGGCGGCAATGTCGCTAAATAGCCCTTGCTAGTGGTGAGATGTATTTAGCGGTTTGCTTGACCTGCCTGGATGCGTTTCACTTTCCAAAGGCCTGAAGTTTACGCTTCAGGCCTTTATCTTTTGCGCGATGTGCATTCACCAGCGCCATAACGAAACCTACGTCGAAATCCGTCACATCCGCAAAAGCCAAATGGCCTTTTGGGTTCATCAGGCGCTTGAATTCACGATTCACGTGTTTCAATTCCCGTTGTGGGATACGTCGCTTCATTCTTTCAGTCCCACAGGGACGCAGCGCCGCTAACACCCAGGCCGGTCGCACCAATACCAACCGCCCCACGTACGCCTTGCCGCATCAGCATGCGCATGCCAGTCATCGGCACGCCGGATTGACTGTCTGCATTGATATACGCCGTATCGAACAATTCGCCTAGCGGCGTGTCGGCGTCCGAGGGACCACCCTTGCCGAAGCCTCCGGAAGAGCGCTCCTGCGTCATCTTCCTCAATAACGTGGCAGGGTTAATTTCTCCTTGCGGATTGGTGGCGCCGGTCGCCTCGATCATCTTCAGAATCTGCCACTGCTGGCGCGCCGTTGACCATTTTTCGGCCAGGCCGCGCTTGTACTTGTTCTTGTTGATTTCTTTTTCCACCAGATCATCAAGCTTGTTGAGCGCCTGATACAAAACGTCGCCTTCGTCGGTCTCGCCATTCCTGTAAAACCGACTCATCAAAGTCGAGAGTTTCTTACGATCCTGCATCACCTGCTCGCCGGTCAAGGGGCCGATGCGATTCTGCAGATTCTCGATTGCCCGTTCAACGATTTTTTGACCGCGCAGCGAGCCAAAGGCGCCGGCCTCCTGGCGGATGGTGCGCAGCGTGGCTTCATAGTCGCCCTCATCCAGCGACGGCATCCGCCGCTCGACGTCCGAAAAGGCCTCGCCGATGCGCGCTTCCTGCTGGCCGAACCAGCCGGGATCAAAGCGCTGGATCTTTTCCCATTTCGCATCGCCGACCGCTTTCGCAGCCTGGCGCACCAAAACCCCCTGGTTGTTGGCGCGGATCGTCGCCTCCGCCGCATCGCCAAACGGCAGATATTCGCGGCCGGCCTGGTAGAGCCGCGTCGGGCTCATGCTTCTGGTCCCTTGGCCGATCGTCGGCACATGGCCGAGCTGCTGCGCATGAAGCAGGCGTTTTTCGTAGTCCGCGCTCGTTGCCTCAGCGCCCGCGCGCTCCGTACTTTGAATGATGGACTGTTCTTCAGCCTCGGGTCCAGTGCGGCCAATGAGTTCTTCAGGCGTTTCCATGGCACCCGCTGAGCGTCCAATTGGAACAACATTATCCGCACGTGCCTCGCGGATCGTCTGGCCCGCCAGCTCTGCCTCTCGACCAATCCGGCCCAGCGTCTGGCTTTCGACATTTCTGAACAACCTCAAAGCCGAGCCGACGCCGGCTGCTGCAGCCGGCGCGAGCGCCGCGCCGCCGACCGACGCCAGCCCACCGATCGCCGCGCGACCGATTCGTTCATCCACCGATCCCGGCCGGATACCGCCCATGACGCCACCGGCCAGGCCCTCCGTCAGCAGCATCGTGCCGAGCCCCATGCCGCCGGTCAAGGCGCCGACGCCGACACCAGCGGCAATGTCAGGCACCACATTGCCCAGCGCCGATGCCCACGGCGCCGAAGCACTTTGCGCCTGTTGCTGCGCCGCCAATTGCTGGCCTTGCGCAGCAACCAGTGGCTGGCTGGCAATATCGGCGGGCAGCAGTTCGTTGATGCCCTGTTCAATCTCGCGCGCACCGCCCACTGCGGCCCGCCCGACATTGCCCAGGAACGAGCCGGCCTCCATTTCCGGATCCAGCTCGACCCATTTGCCCTGGTCGGTATCCCAGCCGACCGTAATGCCGTCCTGCGTCGTCTTGTCGATGATCGGCATCAGCGTCGTTCAAACTCCCTGCCCGACAATTTTTTAAATTCTTCCTCCGTGAAGCGGGACGATGGCGGCGGATTATAGGCCGGCAGCGGACCGCCGCGCTCGAATTCACTCCGCGAAATGCCTGGCGCCGTGGCGCCCAGATCCTTGATCCGTTGCTCATTGGCCGCCCGGGTTGCCTTGATGGCGTCAATCGCGCCACGCAAAGCGCTTCTGTCGGACACCGGCGCCCGCCAATCGTCGGCCGTATAGGTGCCGACCGGAATCAGCGTCGACTGGGCATACTGATTCAGATCCCGGTCCATCTTTTCCTTCAATGCCCGCAACTGGTCCCGCTTGGCGCCCAGAACATCGGCAGTCAAGGCCGTGCCTTCCGTAAACATCAGCGTTGGCAGCAATTTTTCGTAATGCGCTATATCGCCATCGGTCATGGCGCCAGCCTCATGGATCTTGCGCAAATCATTCATGGTGGCCAGCGTCTCGGTGTTCCATTCCTGCCGATCAAACCGATTGTTCTGCAATTGCCATAGATGTTTGGCCGCAAGGTCCGACACGTTGGAATAGGCATGGCCGGTCGCCTCGATCTTGCTGCGCTCCGGGGTGCCGCGCTGCGGGATCTGGCCGACAATGCCGCCCTGCGGCCCCGTCACCACGTCATAACCTTCCTTCAGTTTATAGCCGGCGATCGTCGCCGCCTGGTTGGCGGCATATTGTTTCTGCTCCGCCGTCCAGCCATCCGGCAGCGGCTTCGACACAAAATCATAGCCCTGTTTCATGGTGTCCAGCTGTTGCTGCTGCTTCAGCGCTTCCAGGCGCAGCGCCTCGTCGGTGCCGTGCGTCTGCTCTGCCAGCCGGAACTGATGCGCTTGCGCTTGCTGCTGCTGCTGATATTTGTTCTGCGCTGCCGCCAATTCCTGTCCCTGGATGGCGCCGATGTTCTGGGTGAATAAGGAATTGCCCATGTTGGCGGCCGATTCCGGCCCGCCATACATCAGCCCCCACAGATTGCCGGCCGCGGCGCGGTCATTGGGGTTTTTGAGATACTGCGCCCAGCGCGGATCCGCCAATACCCCTTGCGCAAAGGTCGCGCGGTCCTGGCGCTCCCTGGCGATCGCCGCGTCGGCGATCGCCAGCCGGTCACGCTGCTGGAACCAGCCCG